AAGCAGATCTTTTAAAGATAGATGAAGAAAGATATAAAGATCCAGAAAATTTTTATAGAAACTATCATTTGCCAAGAGAAGAAAAATATCCAGAATTAAAAAATAGAGTTTTAACTACACTTAAAGGAATGAAAGAGTTTGATCAATTAATGAATCAGTACTTAGAAATAGAAAAGAGGGCCAAAGAATTGACCCCCTTAACTATATCTAACTGATTACTCAGGTCTTGCTGCGCCTCTTGGGACTTTTCGTACTGCTGCCTTTTTAGCAGGAGCCTTCTTTACAACCTTAGCAGTCTTAACTGCCTTGTCTACCTCTTCTACAGATGGCATCTTGCCGAATGCAGGATCGTTAGGATTGGCTGCTCTCAATGCTACGGGGATTAGTGCTCCAAGTAGTGAGTATGCTAGTGTCTTTGGATCTGTTACTCCAGATGCATACATTGCTGTTGCTGCTCCAAGTACTGATCTTCCGTATGACGCTAGTGCTGCTTTAATTTGTTCATTCATGTTTATTCCTCCTAGGATATAACTCGTGTTAGTATTGTGAAACCAATCCATAGACCAATAATTCCTGCGACTCCCGCAAAAACTGGTGGTGCTGGTACTGGCAATTTGAATGCAGCAAACACGACGCCACATCCAAAACCTGTTAGCATTGATAAAAGAACATCTTTCATTTTTCTTCCTCTGGCAACATTAGTATAAGTTTATCATATGCACTGGTTATTCTTTTAATTAATCCATCTGTTGGCAGGTCCATCACGCTGCCGAAGTCCCTGAAGTACTCTATTTCAGGCCCTGCAGCCTCTTTAAACTCTTGAATAGCAACCTGTACATCATCTATATAGTCAAAGGCCCACTCTCTAGATTCAGAGATAAACTTAACAAATCCTTCTGTATTCTCTATTGGCTTTATCTCATTATTTAAGGCTTTCTTTACACCCTGCTCTAAAAGAGCAGCCCTAAGAGAAAACTCTTCTAGGTCGTTTCTTAAGGTTATTAGTCTTGCTCCTAAAACTGCAGACAACAAAACAAAAAATACAATAATCAAAGATAAAAATATTGTAAGCATTACTCACCCATTCTAAAGTTTATATTGATAACGCACCTAGCATCAGATTCTATTGGTGGTACCCAGCAATGAAACCTATTAGATTCAAACATAACTGCACGACCCTTTAGTGGGCTTACAGAGTTGACAATTGTTAAATCTTTTTCTTCAGTTACCTTATCCAAACTACCAAACTGATCATAAAGTATTGTGTCACCATCGCTATCAAAAACATAATATAGCAAAACATTGTAGTTGTGGTGTGTATCAACATGTGGAATTGCTGGTACTTTTCTATTACTTCTAAAAGACATATTTGATTTTATTCTATCAATACCAGACACAACTATGTTATGTTTTTTAGCAAATTGATCCAATATATATCTGCCGATATCAACAATAGGTTCTGGGACATCTGCGCTGTTGCGTCCGCTAACAAACATTGGAAAATCTAAAAAGTCTCCATCAACACCAGAAACATTATCTTTTATAGATCCAGTTTTTGGATTAAAATAAAACGGCATTGCAAAAACTTCTTTTTGAATTTGATCCCTAACTTCAGGAATTAAGAAATCATCATCTATAATGATCATCTGATCCACCCTCTCTAACTAACAGAACAATTGCCCCAGTATCTTCTAGGGCTTTTTTTGCCCTAACCATATACTCAACTGCACGAACCTTGTCTTCCCCATTAAGAGACATAAAATCTTTCTCACTTGCCCTCAATGTTAAGAAATTATCGTTGTCAATTATGTCTAGTTTAAAGTTGCTAGGAGCAAAATGCGATACTGATCTGAAGGCTCTTCTGTTTTGGTCTGTATACATTTAGTTCTCCATAGTCAAATACTTCCATGTATTTGCCCAATCATTTCTTGTCTTATGCTTGCTGAATTCTTTAGACAATTCTCCACCCTCTAAATATATTCCACCCCATATGCCCCACTCTTTTTGTGAAACACCGACAGCAAAACAAGTCTTGGAGACTGGGCATTCAGAGCATAGTTTGTCAATTGCAGGCCTGAGTAACTCATCTTCTTCGTACTTATCAAAGAACAGATTAGTGTCATACTCTAGGCAAGCAGCATCATCTTTCCAGTCATGCTTCATGTCTTATCTAACAAACCTATCTGGTATATCCCAACCATCTCGTGTTGGAGCAAACTGCTTTTGTAAATACCAAGAATTATTAATGCGAACACCATGCTTAGATGTTTGTGCTAAATCAGACTTAGATGAGTGTAGCACAGTCCAACCAGACCAACTTAACTCTTTATTTGAAGCAACAATCTTTTCCATTTTTTCTAATGTTTTTACAATCATTTTATATCTCCTTAGTATTTAAAAATTCCGACTTCGATATTATTTGTTTTTGCTACATCAACTAGTTTAGAGGTTTGCTCATTTCCAGATGTAAAGTATGCAATATAATTAAAATCATTAATGTTGTCACTGATCCATGAAGGTGCAACCTTATATACTTTTATCTTTTTACCACGAGACTTTAACCCACGCTCTGACAAGTTTACAAACTCAGATACCATATCATTTACATTTCCTGGTCCTGCAGAATAGATATCAAAGTTTGAATCTTTTGGATTGATCATGGACATAGCAACGGCCATACCACGAAGAAGAACTGTGTAGTCCTTAAACTCGCTATTCCCCTGAATCCCCACTATCATTTGATAGCCCCTCTCTTAACTTGTCCATTATGAACAGCATCTTATCTAATTGTACCTTATCCATACCTATTGTGTCAACTACTCTTGAGCCTTCTTTGTCTATCCCCTGCTCGTTTATCTCTGATTCATAGAACTGGTTGTCTTTGATCCAGTAAGCCATGCCGTCTAAAATAATAACACGAACATTGGTTCTTTTCTCGTACTCGTATGACTGTGTTTTTTTATTTTCTACCTTAAAAATATCTTTTGGAAGCAATGGCTTTATCATTTCGTGTAAAGAACTTTGTGTAAAATTATACCTTTTAGGCTCTTCTGAAATGCTATAAAGTTTTTCAAAATACTTCATTGCAAGATAAAGTATTATTGTTATTGTCACCGCTCCAGCAATAAAGTCCACAGTTATCTCCCGTTGTTCATGATAACCCTAATAATTTCTTTTAGGGTGTACTGTTTCTGTTTATCTAGTTTCTTTACTTCTTTTTCATCTAATGCTTTTTTTGTTAAGGAAACCATAGGATTTTTTTCTGTAATGTCCATCTCAATAAATCCATTTTCCCAAAGTCCAGATATTTCTGTTGAAAAATATGTAGAGAATTCGTTATGAAGTTTAGGATTAATATCTTTTAATTTTTCTGTAAAGTTATAAAGCATTTCACCAGTATCGATGTCAACGCCAGCAACCTCTAAGGCCCCACTCAAAATTAAATCTTCAAATATGCTTTCTTCATCCATTTAGTTTCCAAACCATGGTCATAGGACCCTTATCTATTAATCTAAACATGTGATCATTATATTGATTAACTAACTTTTTATATATATCTGGATTAACTTCTCTTAGTTTGTCAGTTATCTTATAAAGCATTTGCCCGTCTTCATCAATACTATGTATCATGATTGCACCTTGATCTACTAGGTGCTCAACCATTGCACTTGTTCTTGGATTCATTTTATTCTCCAGTTATTAAACTTAGTAGTTCTTCTTTTGTTTTTGCACCAGTTGTCCTGGAGACTTCTTTTCCATCATCAATTAGTATAAAGGTAGGAACAGACTTTATCCCAAACTTCTCGACTAACTCCAATTCTGTATCAGCATCAATTGTAATAAATTTAGCGTCAGAGTATTCACGGTTAATCTCATCTACAACTGGCCTTACCTTTTTGCAAGGGTTGCACCAGTCTGCGGTAAAGTATAGTACATGTTTCACTTTCCAGACTTCTTTCTAGCCTTAGCAAGCGCTCCAAAATCTTTAACCTTGGTATCTCCAAGATAGCCCCATGCATAACCATCATTGATCATCATGTCATTAAGAGATACTGTATTGCCATCTACATATACCCAGCCTAAAATGCGACCATACTTCTCAGATGAGTCCATTTTCTCAGTCTTGATTACAACAGACTTGGCATCCTTTAGAGACTTCTTCAAGTACTCCTTGGCTTCAAGACCAAGAGCCTTCTCAGCAAGATCCTTTGTGCGAGACTCAGGGGTATCAATACCAGCCAGTCTTACACGAGATGCAAACAGGATGTCAAACCCTAAATCAATAAGAACATCAATGGTATCTCCATCTACAACATTCTCTACTTTTCTTACATAGTATTCATACATTATTTTCTCCCCCATTTAACTTTATTCCAACCACGCTCATGGAAGT